ATGAGTAACAATAGTGCAATCTACGATTCCAAGCCAAGTTCCATAGAGTTCATGAAGGAGTGGTTATCACTTGCAGAAAGTGGTACAGGAGAACGTGGTATATTTAATCGTTATTCTATCAATAGTTTAATACCAAAACGAAGGCGTAAAAGGCATGATTGGACTACCAATCCCTGCGGTGAAATAATATTGCGGCCTAGGGGGTTCTGTAACCTCACAGAAGTAGTTATTCGTGCAGAAGATACTCTTGAAACATTGATGGAGAAAATCAAAGTTGCAACTCTAGTTGGAACAATACAATCCACACTAACTAATTTTGCACTCTTGGATGACTTGCATGAGGATTGGAAAAAGAACGCGGAAGAAGAAAGACTCTTAGGTGTTTCCATGACAGGACAAATGGATAATCCAGATGTTTTAACTGAAGATAATTTACAATCCCTTAGAGATTATTCCATAGGAGTGAATGTAGAAACGGCCGAACGATTGAAAGTAAATAGGTCAGTTGCAATTACAACAACGAAACCTAGTGGAACAGTATCAACCCTAGTAAACTCTGCATCTGGTTTCCATCCAAGATTTGCACCATATTACATACGAAGGGTGAGAATATCTGCTACAGATCCATTGTACAAAATGATGAGAGATCAAGGAGTGAAATTTCATCCAGAAGTGGGACAACCAGAAGAAACTGCGATGACATGGGTGGTTGAGTTTCCAGTTAAGGCTCCAGAGGGGTCTATAATGGTAAAGGATGTTGATGCAATTTCCCAATTAAAACAATGGTTAAAGATAAAACATAACTATACAGAACACACAGTATCAGCAACAATATATGTAAAGCCCGATGAGTGGTTTACAGTTGGTAATTTTGTGTATGAAAATTTCGATGACTTAGTAGGGGTGAGTTTCTTACCTAAAGATGACCACATCTATCAACTCGCTCCCTACGAAGAAATTGATGAGAAAACTTATGATGAAATGCTAAAATCATTTCCGATTATTGACTATTCTAAACTATCTAAATATGAAACGGAAGATAATACTACAGGAGCGCAAACTGTTGCGTGTTCTGGTGACAGTTGTGAAATTATTTAATAACGAGTTTTATGACAGAATATTTAGAAATAGATTGCAAGGATTGCAATGCGACATTTAAGCTACAACACAATTTGAATGTCTCAAGGTACGAAATAGGATTTTGCCCTTTCTGTAGTTCAGAGGATATTGATTCAGAAGATGTTTATGATGAAGATGATGAAAATGAGGAAGATTATTAGTGACATAAATATTCCCATGTGGAGTATTTATGAGTTACGAAAACCCTTGGCTATATAATGGTGAAATCTTTGAGAGTGAAGATATAGAAGATTATTTTGGTTTCTGCTATCTTTTGACTGACCTAGAAAATGGAAAGTTGTACATTGGAAGAAAGTACTTCTATTCTATTAGAAAGAAAAAAGGACAGAGAAAAAAGGTAAAGTCAGAAAGTGATTGGAAAACCTATTACAGTTCATCTAAGAAAGTTAAACTACTAACCGAAGAATCTGGCATTAACAGATTCAAACGCGAAATACTTGGTCTTTGGAAAAAGAAGGGTCAAGTAAATTATAATGAAACCAAGTTACTATTCAATCATAATGTTTTGGAAGCTGTTGATGATAAAGGTGAGAAACTTTATTATAATGATAATATTATGAACAGATATTTTTCAACATTAATGGAATAAAAGACTTGACTTTTGAAATTTATGGTGATATAATATAAGTTATGAATAAAAGACTTACAAAATTGAAAAGTCTTATTGATGATGGTTCAGTACCAACCATATTAGAAGTTAGAGCAAAACCAAAAGATTATTCTTATGAGGATGTTATAGCTTTAGATTATGGATATGTCCAAAATCTTTATATGGGAAGTGAACAGTTTGAGATATGGTTTACTTATACGGGCCCTGAACCTATAAAACTCAATGATCTTGTTATACATTCTAATGAGATGATTGAATTAGTAGTAACCCAAATTTATGATGGTATATTATGAGAAAAAAACTGAGTGAAGAACGAAAACAGCAACTACGAGATCAGTTAGAGGCTGCAAGAAGAAAGAAAGCACCAGCGGAGTATAAGAACATAAGTCCAATCGTGCTAGCAAAACCAGATGATGACCCCTTATCTGTTAAATCTATCAAAGGGTGGATTAAACACAATAAGGAAAAAGCATCTGCATACCTTACCAATTCCCGCAGGAGAGGTGCATCTCCTAAACAATCCATTGCAGATAAAATTCATGCAGAGAGTGCAAAAGCCTATATTAGGTTCATGGAGCATTATCTCAAGACAGGAGATTGGATTTGTGACCATATGGGTCAGGATGAGGAAAAACGTACTCAATGGAAATGTGTTGCAATGGCCTATAATGCTGATGGTACACCTAAACGATCTAAAGGTGTTTACTATCCAGACATTGGAATGGTATGGGGTGAGGTTGTATGATATTAATTGATTTAAGTCAAATAATGGTGGCATCTACAATGATGTCAATGGGTAAAGACCAATCAGAAGTTGATATTAACATGGTTCGACATATGGTTCTGAATAGTCTCAGAATGTATCGGTCAAAATATCACGAAGAATATGGTGAATTGGTCTTATGTTGTGATGGTAGACATTCTTGGAGGAGAGAACACTTTCCTCAATACAAGGCAGCTAGAAAGTCCAACAGGGAAGCAGATAAAAGAGATTGGACACAAATATTTGGATGTTTAGATACCATCAAGTCTGAACTTAAAGAGTTTTTCCCATACAAGTATCTTGAGGTTGATACAGCAGAAGCTGATGACATTATAGGGGTACTTGCAAGAAGGTCAGGTACAGAAAGAGTAATGATAATTTCTGGTGATAAGGATTTTATACAACTACAAATATACAAAAACGTAAAACAATACAGCCCTATCACCAAGAAATTAATAGTGGATAGAGATCCAGCAAAGTATTTAAAGGAACATATTATGAAGGGTGATTCCTCTGATGGTGTTCCAAACATTTTATCCGCTGATAATTGTATCGTAGATAAGATTAGACAAAAACCAATGTCTAAGAAGAAGATAGAGTTATGGATAGACCAAGAACCAGCAGACTTTTGTAATGAAGAACAGTTAAGGAATTATCATAGAAATATGAAACTGATTGATTTACAATTTACACCATTAGACATAGTTGACCAAATTGGTGAACAGTTTAATGTAACTCCGCAAGGAAAACGTAGTGGCCTTTTGAATTATTTTATCGAAAGGAAACTTAATAATTTAATACAAGACATAGGAGAATTTTAAAATGGCACAACCAGTAATTGAGGGTGGAACAGGAACAAGAAGTTTTAGTACCGATGAAGGTGCAAGACTTACTTCTGAAAAACCTATTAAAGTTAGAGAACCATTATTAAGTGAAATACTTACTAGGGTGCATAAGGCAAAAAACAAAACAGATATGATAAAAATTCTTAGAGAAGAAAATTGTGAACCATTACAACAGATATTGCAATGGGCATTTAATCCTACTATCACTTCTGCATTACCATCAGGCGCACCACCATATATTGAGAATGATGCTCCAGAAGGTACAGAACATACATTATTAAGAACTGAGGCAAATGGTCTTTGGCATTTTGTTAAGGTTAATGATAAACCAGCTGATCCAAATATACAAAGAACAGTTATGGAACGTATGTTTATCAGACTGTTAGAAGGATTACATAAGAATGAAGCTAAATTATTATGTGATGTAAAAGATAAAAAACTCGCATATAATCTAAAAACTAAGAAAGGGATTAAAGGATTATCTGTACCTATATTGCAGGAAGCCTTTGGTTGGGATGAGGACTTTAAGAAAAAAGATGTATAAATATAATACAATCTTTTTATAGGGAGTCCTAGATATGCAAATCCGAAACGGAATGTGTGGCGCAGATAGCCTTATATCTCTCCGCACTTAAATTCCCCTTTATATAATTTAGAGTTTAATCGTTTAACGATCTGCGATTACTATTATCTAACTGGACTTACTGTATCTTAAAAAAGATTGAAGATCATATTAGACAAGGAAATATGAAAAAACTGTTTATAACAGTTGGATTAATTTTATCTTTAACTTTTCCATTAGGAATTTCCTCATCATCAAATGCAGCTAAGGTTGTAAATAATGAGAATATATGGACATATACAGCATATGTAAATGTAGTAGAAGATAGGAAGAAACAACTGGAATGTCTCGCAAAGAACATTTATTTCGAAGCTCGAAACGAACCATTTGCAGGACAATTCGCAGTAGCGTTAGTAACTCTTAATAGAGTACATGACTCTGCATTTCCCGATAGTGTATGTAAAGTAGTATATCAAGGATTACACTATGCATCTGGATTACCAAAACGTGATAGATGCCAATTCAGTTGGTATTGTGATGGAAACTCAGATGAAATACAGAATGAACGTGCGTGGGTTAAGGTTCAAAAGACTGCAAATCTTGCATTGCTTCAATATAGTTCAATTAAGGCCGAAGGGTTAGATTATACTGAAGGAGCAAGGTATTACCACACATATGAAATTAAACCAAGATGGTCAACCACATTTCCAAAAGTGGGAAGGATTGGAGATCATATATTTTATAGATAATAATGATTAGTGAAAAACTTGAAAATATTACACAAGAATGTGTTCATAGTTGGTCAAAGAAAGAATTATATTCAGAGTTTTCTAAAATGACAGACATTCTTCACTTCATAGAGAAGAATGAAAAATTAAGTCGAGATGGAAAACAATTTATGGGTGACTTAGAACACAGCTTGGTGAAACTTTTTGCAACGAAAAATAACAATGCCGACATATCAATATAAATGCACAAAATGTGATTTTGAAATGGAGCAAACTCTTAGGATAGATGATAGACATAAACCTATAGAAGAAGCTCACAAATATGGAACTTGTAATGACATAGATTCAGACTCTTGTGATTTACAAATAGTTCCTCAATTTCTTTCTATGGTTTCCATGCGGGATGGCTGGAGGAGACATACTAGTGATGGGTGGAAAGATAGATTGAAAGAAATTAAACGCCAAAACCCAGGCTCCAACTTAGATACTTAATATGCAAACACAAATGTTTAATCATGACCAGTTAGTTGAGATGAAGGGTGTTACAAAGAACCAGACTGAGGTTTTTACCCAATATGCAGCCGGTAAGAATATGTTCCTATACGGCCCCGCAGGAACAGGAAAGACTTTCGTTCTTCTTTATAATGCAATCAAGGAAGTTCTTGACCCCTCTACAAATTATAACTGTGTACAAATAGTAAGGTCATTAATGCCTACTAGAAGTCTTGCGTTCATGCCAAGTGATGACCAAGACAAAAGTTCTTTATACCAAGTTCCCTACGACAATATGCTAAGATTTATGTTCAAACTCTCTGCACAAGAGCAGTTTGATATGTTGTATAGTGAATTAAAGAAACAAGGAAGTATTTCATTTCTATCAACATCCTTCTTGAGAGGGATTACGTTAGATAATTCTATTGTCCTTGTTGATGAATGCCAAAATCTAAACTTCCACGAATTGGACACCATTATGACCAGAGTTGGTCAGGATTCCAAAATCATGTTCTCAGGAGATTTTGACCAGACAGACCTAAGAGAAGATGAAGAAAAAGCTGGATTAGGTCAGTTCATAAAAATTATCAGCGAAATGGAAGAATTTTATTCATGTGAGTTTGATATAGGTGATATTGTAAGAAGTGGATTAGTCCGTTCATATATCATCCAAAAATATAATACTGGATTAGGAGATAGAAAATAATGTTACCAATGCTACTATTCAACGTAGTTTCTAGTCTTGTCATAGATAAGGCACAGAATCTCGCAAAAGAGCACGTTGAGAAGATGATAGATGATATTCTTCCAGATGATGCAAAAGAAGAACTAGATGAACTAGTTAAAAGTGACCCTGCACATCAATTTGAAAGTGCAACAGAAGCACTTCAAGGAGCTGTAGAAGGGAAATTACCAATATCCTTAAAGGATGGTACAATGAAACCTATTGAATTAAATTTCAAGGTTACATATGACCCAAACTCAGGTAAAGTGGATGTTGTACAAGATACTGAGGAGATATAATGGCAGAGACAATAAGAGTATCAAAAAACTTTGCACTTTCAGAAATGGTCAAGAGTGCAACAGCAGAAAGACTTGGTGTAGACAATACACCTACTGATATACACCTAGTGAATCTAACACATCTTGCAATACATATTTTGCAACCAGTTAGAGATGAGTTTGGTGTTATCACAATAAATTCTGGTTATCGTGGCCCAAAGTTAAATGCGGCTGTTGGTGGTTCAAAAACCTCACAACATATGAATGGCCAGGCAGCGGATTTTGAATCCTTTTCAACTCCAAACCCTGACCTTGCATTGTGGATTTCTAAGAATTTAGATTTTGACCAGCTCATTTTAGAGTTCTATGATGGAGTCAACCCTAATAGTGGATGGGTTCATTGTAGTTACAACCTAATGGGCAATCGTAAGAAAATCATGACTGCACTAAAGACTAAGAGTGGAGTCCAATATAAAACTGGTTTTGTAAATAGATAATGATACTAAAAAATTATGATAGGAAACTCATTCCTGAGTTACCTAGACTTGTGAGAACAAATGTTGGTGGTAATAGACATTACGACACACCTAATGGATCATACCCTTCTATAACATCCGTACTATCGATAAGAGGAAAAGAGTCGATTATTGCATGGAGAAAGAGAGTGGGTAATGAAGAAGCCAACCGAATAACAAAGAGAGCAACCACTAGAGGAACACATTTCCATAGTCTCATGGAAAAGTATTTCCTGAATGAGATAGATGATTATGATTCTTTTAGTGGAGATGCCCTTGCAAAGAATCCCGGCGTATGGTTTCTTTTTCTAGAAGCAGTTCAGATACTAGAAAAGAAAGTCGGTGATATTTACTGTATTGAAGATTACTTGTATTCTGATGAGTATGGGGTCGCGGGTGCAGTAGATATGATTGCCGAATATGACGGAGTAACATCTGTAGTAGACTTCAAAACTTCCAACTCAGATAAGAAGGAAGAATGGATTGAAAATTATTTCATTCAAGGGTCTGCATATGCAAAGATGTTTACAGAAAGAACTAATATCCCCTGTGATCAGCTGGTAATATTTATTATGCCCGATAGTGGTGTACCTCAAATATTCGTAAAAACAGTTGATGACTATATCCCACAACTTATAACCGCAATAGACGATTTTAAATCATATCAAAAAAAGACTTGACTTTTGAGATATTTTATTATATAATAGAACCTATGAATAATAAAGAAGTAGATATTATAACACCAACGAAATTTAGTTTACTTATTGAACAGATGGTACAGATAAAACATATATCATATATGGATGCCTGTTTAGACTATTGTAAGGAAAAGGAAATTGAACCCAATTCCATTGCTCGATTGGTTAATAAATCATTGAAACAGAAAATCCAAATGGAGGCGGAAGCTCTTCATTTTTTACCTAAAACAAATTCACTACCAGTATGATTTGGAAGCTTTTGATGCATACAAAATGTATTTGGCGATTAGATTGCATTTTCAATCACCCAATTATGATTTTGTAAAATATAATGGTGAAATAAGATGTTCTAAAGAGTCCTTTATGAAAAGAAACGATAGGTACTTCTTCCACAAGCTATCTAAGAGATACAATAGACCAGAGTATCAAGACTTTCTGGTAAGTAATTTCGCAACAGAAGATAGTGTCAATCCAAAGTGGTTGACAGGAGATAAGGCTGAAGGTAACTACAAAGAATGGATTAAGATACAACAATCAATTTCAAGAGTGTTTGACCAAGATTTGAAAAGATGTATAGATTATCATAGACCTTTTGGTGGTCTGTTTAAGTGTGAAACGAAAACACATCCACCGATTGTAAAGTTGTTACTAAGGAATGAAATTTCTATAGTATCAGCTATTATCCTAAACTTTTTCCTTAACTGGATAGAGTTTACTAACCATGAAGTGAGTGAGGATTGGGTTTGGCCGAAACTCAGGAGTACACTTCATAATTGTCAACCTTTCATTAAATTCGATAAGGAAAAATGCAAGGGAATACTAAAAAGCAGGGTAGAAAACGAGCTCCAGAAGATATAATTCGGGAAAATGATTTTCTGAAATATAAGATGCGAGACTTGCAGAAATATATTCGTAAGTTAGAATATGATAATGCCCTCTTACAACGCAAACAACAGAATAGTTATGCGAAAAGAAACAACAATAACCGGCACTACAAATCGTAAGTGCAAGTATAAGTTGATGATTTGGGGCGTAGGTAGTTACGCCTCAGATAACATAATTCACTTAGGGTGGATTATACTTTGTCATAGACTTCACCATTTCGTAAAGGGTGAAGGATTTCGTGACTAAATAGTGTTAATACGTTAATATAAACAAATAATATTTTAATATAGGAGAATAATATGTCATTAGCCGCACTAAAAAAGCAATCCGATTTCTCATCACTTATTGATGAGTACAATAAACAAACAACCCCCCAACGAGAAACCAAATCGTTTGATGATGAACGAATCTGGAAACCAGAACTTGATAAGTCAGGTAATGGTTATGCAGTAATTAGGTTTCTTCCTGCACCAGAAGGTGAAGATGTGCCTTGGCAGAGAATGTTCACTCATTCCTTTCAAGGGCCAGGTGGATGGTACATTGAGAATTCCTTGACCACTATCAACAAGAAAGACCCTGTTGGTGATGTCTATCGTT